GCGTGTTCTCCGGTTGCTTGGGCGATGGCGGCGCGGGCCGTTTTGACGATGCCGCTGTCCAGCGGGACATACAGCGCAGTGCCGCCTTTGGCGGCTAACGTATCCATGTGGCCGACAAACTCGACCAGCGCCTCCAAGAGGTCGGGCGCTGCGGCGATCAGGCGGGCGTCCGCCTCGCTTGACGCCGTTGCAGCGTATTGGCCGGGGCGATGGGGCGTTGAGCCCAGAACAGCAAAGCCGTCAATAGTGCGGCGCACTCGCCATGGGGTAGGTGTGTGCTTGTTCATGCTTGCTCCTTGAACCACTCAGGAAATTCGGAGCGCAGCCAGTTGTAGGCGTCCGGCTCGGGCATGGACAACAGCAACTCCAACAAAGCCTGTTGGACCTGATGCTCGTTCATGTCGAGGTCGATATAAAGGTGGGTGGTTGGCGTGTGCGTGACGCGGGCGGTCAAGGCGTAGATGCGGTGCAGCTTCATGTTCAGACTCCCAGCGCCGCCAGGGCGCCAATGGCTGCGTACAGCGTGAGGGTGAAAGCCCACTCGGCCACGCGGCGGGCCTGGGAGTGAGCGGGAGAGGGTTGGTAGTGCTCTCGGCGCATGGTCATGCTCCCTTGCAGTTGGTCAGGGTCCACAGGCGGGCCGACACGGCGCACCAGAACTTGAACGGGTACGAGTTGGACTCGTAGCGGATTGCGTGGTCATTCGCCTTCTCCCAGGCCGGGTACTGGCCTTGGGTGTGCGTCTTCAGCATGTGCTGCGCAGTGCGCTCGACTTCGCCGGCGTCTGGCTCTTGGTTTCGATTCATGTGGGTTCTCCGGTAGCCCCCTGCGCGATGGCAGGGGGCAGGGTTGGTCAGGGTTGGTTGTCGTAGGTCCAGGTGCCGCCGTCGTGCTCCAGCACCTTCTCGCCGGTCTTGGGGTCCATGCTGTAGACCTTGGGGGCCGGCACGGTGACCTCGCGGGCATCCAGCCACTGGACGCAGGCGCAAACCAGCTCCACGATCACGTTGTCCGGCAGCGCCACGCTGTTGCCCCAGCCGTCGGTGCCGGTCAGAACAACGTGGCCTGCCAGGGTTTGGCCAAAGCGCTTGAGGCCCGGCGGGTGCAGCGCCAGGAAGCGCTGCTCGTCCCAAGGGATCAGCATTCCCTCCTCGTCGATCCAGGCATCGACGCCGCTGCCGAGGTCCACCCGGTCGATGTAGCCCAGGGCGTGTTCGCGGCCATGGAAGACCGCGTGGCGCAGCGCGTTGTAGGTGATGGAGTCGCCGTCGTCGTCGAGGTCGATCTCGCGCACAGACTTGTTCCAGGGGTTGATGTGAATTGCTCTCATGTGAATCTCCGGTTGGTAGGAAAGCGCCCCACCGGGTAGCCGATGGGGCCGAAGGTTTAGTGAAGGGTTGCGCTGAACTGTTGGACGATGCTCTCGCACCACTTGATGGGGTTGCGGAAAACCTCGGCGTGGTTGCCGCTCTCGGCGTTGCTGACAGCAGGCAGGTACAGGGTGTCGCCGGGCAGGTCGAGGAGCTCACGCACTCGCTGGCAGTACGGCTCACTCTGCACGGCGGCGTACTGAGCGCCTTCGAGCGAGGCCCAATCGCCGGTCATGCTGTGGAAGTACCGGCTGGCGCCGTACATGACGCGCCGGGCCATGGCCACGTCGGACAGGCACCAAGCGGCGGTGGCCAGATCGAGCGGCGAGGTATCGAGGACCACGCTGATGATGGACACGTCTTCGCCGGACTTGAGGCCGGCGGCATGGCGCGATGCGCCCATAACGCAGCCAATCTCCAGCGTGATGGGGCGCCGGGCGGACAGTGCCATGACGGCGGCCAGGACGGCGATGCCGCGCTGACGCATCTGGCCGTGGTTGATGCCGGCCGAGCAGGTCAGGTCCACGAAGACGGACAGGGGGGCCGACTCGCTGCCCACCGGGGAGGGCAGGCGCATGCACTCGGGCTCACCGGCCAGAAACTCGGCGACCACCGGGTAACAGCCGGCGACTGTCGGCTCGTCCTGCACCTGGGCAAGCTCCAGGTCGGCGCTGAACTGGTCCAGCAGGCGCTGCGCCTCGGCCACGTTACGGTCGTCGCCCTTGCGCAGGTTGCGCAGGCACTGAGCGCCGGTCGTGGTGCCGAAGAACGCGGCCCGCTTGCCGCGAGCGTCTCGGCTCATGCTGTCGCCGGTGGCGAAGTGCCGCTCGGCATGGTCGGCCAACTCGGTGAGAGAGTCGAACCGCACTCGGTTGATGGAATCGTTGATGAGCATCGTCTTCTCCGGTTGATGCGTTGGGGATCAGGCCACCATGGCCCACTGTTGGTCGTTCATGCCCTTACGCAGGGCCAGTTCGCGCACCTCGTCGAAGGGCAGCCCGGCGTGGAGCAGGGATGCGCCGTAGACGGTGGCGCGGGGGGTCACCATGACCTTGATGCCCTTCTCGCCGACGGTGCGGCGAACGCGGCGCACTTCGCGCAGCCAGTCGTCGCGGCCGGCGGCCATGGCCTCCTCCAGGGCGTCGTCGATCGGCCAGTCGATCAGGACGAAGCGGTCGAGCGATGCGGCGTCGAGCTTGGTGCGGCCGGTGAACTCGGCGGTGGCGCCGTGCACCGCGTTGGCAGCGGCGATCACCACGCAGTCGGGGTGCCGCTCCAGCATGCCGTCGGGGAAGGCCATCACGCCGTTGGCCAGGGCGGCGTTGAAGGCCACCACAGCAGCGGACACGCTGCCGTCGATCTCGTCGAACAGATACACGCCGCCGAACTGCCAGGCCTTGCGAAACTCAGGCGAGTGGCACACGCCATTGGCGTCGATGAAGCCGGTCAGTTCGTACTTGGTGGACACGGCGCCGTTGCAGTGGAACGGCAGGCCCAGCGCCTTGGCCACGTTACGGGCGGCGGTGGTCTTGCCGGTCCCTGGGGGGCCGTAAAGGTAGACGTTTAAGCGGTGGCCGTCAGGCTGGCGTGCCGAGCAAGCCCGCAGCAGGCGCTCGAACTTGTGATGCTGGAGGCCCTCGATCTTGACCTCGGCGCGGTCAGACTTGACGACGATCTCACGGGCCGGCAGCGCCTTGAGCTCTTGCTCGATGATGTTGGTCAGGCCGGACCAGACGCTTTCGATCTGACGGTCGATCATGGGCCGGACGATGTTCTGGACCTCGGCAGCGTCCACGCCGGCCTTGCCGGTGGCCAGCAGCTGCGCCAGCAGGCCAGCCACCTGCGACACGTCTGGGGCAGCGGCCTGGGTGGCGGGCTTGGCCGGCTTGGCTACCTCGGCGTCCTCGACGGTCACTGTCACGTCGTCGTCGGTTTCGGGGTCTTCGCCGTCCAGCAGCAGGTCCTGAATGTCCTCCTCGCCGTAGCCCGCAGCCTTGAGGCCGTCGATGATTTGCGAAGGGCCGAAGCCCTTGAGCATGGCGATCATCTCGCCCTTGGCCACGCGGGCCCAATCGCGGCGCAAGCCGAGATGCTTGCAGACCTCCACGAGGTCTTCCTTGGCCGACTTGGCAAGGTGGTCGAAGTCAATGCGAACGATGGTGCTCATGTGTTTCTCCGGTTGAGCGTTGGTTGATCGGTGCGACTGCACCCCGAGGCCCTCCGAGGAGGGCTACGGGCTGAAGTCAGATCCAGACTTCGCCGACGGCTTTCTGGAGGACGCGCATGGCGTCCTCGACCCGGCTCTGCTGGTCTTCGCTGATTCGCCGAATAACGTCGCTCCGCGTCTTGCGCTGCTCTGCAATGAGCATCTGGCGGCGGTCGTTCAGGGCCAGTAGCGTTTCTCTTGCGGCGAGGAAAGAGATCGTGATGTCGGTTTCCATGTCCATGTGTTTCTCCGGTTGACGGTGCGGACTGCACCACGGTGCCCCCTGGGTTCAAGGGGCACGAGCTGAAGTCCGTTTGCGTCTCGTGTGTGTGTGTGCAGATCAGGATGCCGATCTGCTGCGCTTAGGTCGTCACGGTCAGCGGCCGTCTACACAGCCTCCCGGCTTGATCGACGGCCACCGGCTGTGCCGGGGCTCTCGCCTCGCTCCGGGGGAAGTCCTGCGCCACTACGCGCCGTGCATCTCATCCGATGCACCGGGGCCCCCTGGAGGTCCTTGGCACCCCGTCGGGTGCCTTGCAACGTCATCCCGACGTGGCAGAGCCTATGCTACCCCAGAGGTAGCCAAGGGAAGCCAAAAGATGCTCAAAAATGAGGCAAATTAGGGTTTTTCCCAACAAAATATAGGGGTTGACAGGGGCCCTTGTATGTGCTACCCCTCAGGTAGTATAGAGGTAGCCTATGGCCAACAAACGGGCTGATTGGCTACCCCTATGCTTGACAGCCCGCAAGGTGCCGCGAAACACTCGCGCACAGGGCCTCACTCCGGGGCCTGGGTCGTGTCCGATGGGGGACCGGCTCTCAACCCATCGCAAGGAGACGCCACCATGGCCACCGCACGCAAGACCCCGCCCAAGAAGGCTCCGGCCAAGGGCAAGAAGACCGCCGCTCGCGGCAAGAAGAAGGCTCCCGCCCGCAAGGACGGCTGATCTTCGGTCACGCCACGCAAGCCGCCTTCGGGCGGCTTGTTCGTTTTCCGTCGCCATAATTCCCGGCCATGTCGCGCAACGTCGAGAACAGCATTGCCGAGCTTAAGGAGCTGGCGAAGACGCACCGCCGTGTGCTCGTCGGCTTCTCGGGCGGCAAAGACAGTCTGTGTGTGCTCGACCTGGCCGCCCGCTTCTTCAACGAGGTCGTGCCCTTCTGCATGCACCTCGTGCCGGGCTTGCAATACGACGCTGACCGGCTGCGCATCGCCGAGGAGCGCTACGGCCTGAAGGTGCTGACGTTCCCGCACTTCATCTTCTGGAACTACCTGCGCGAGGAACAGTACGTCGATCCCATCCCCGGCTTTGAGCACCTGGAGGAGATTCGGCCCTGGCCGTACTACCGCTGGGTGATGCACGAGACCAAGTGCACCCTGATGCTGGACGGCATGAAGAAGTCCGATGGCACGTTTCGCCGCCGCAAGTTCGCCAGCGAGGGCGAGGAGGAGCGCCGCATGCGCCACCGCCCGCTGAAGAACTGGCTGAAGTGGGAGGTCCTGAACTACTGCAAAGCCCAGGACCTGCCGATCCCCAAGCAGGACAACAGCACGGCAGCGGGCAACAGTGGCGTGTCGCTCCAGGTGCAGGAAGTTCTCTGGATGCACGACAACGCGCCGATGGACTACGAGCGCATTCGCCGGGCGTTTCCCTTCATCGAGGCCATCGTGGCCCGCCGCGAATTCTTCGGACTCAGCGATGGCTAAAGCAAAACCCCCCAAGACCGAGACCCGCAGCCTGGCCGACGCCGGCTACCAACAGTTTGTAGTCGAGGAGCTGCACCGCAGCGAGCTCAAGGGCGCGGAATACAACCCGCGCATCATCACGGACCAGGAGAAGTCCAAGCTGAAGAAGGCGCTGGCCCGCCACGGGCTGGTGGCGCCCATCACCTGGAACCGCCGCACCGGCAACATCGTGGGCGGCCACCAGCGCATCGGCATCATGGACAGCCTGATGCGCACCGACGACTACACCCTGTCGGTGGCGGTCATCGACGTGGAGCCGACCCGCGAGAAGGAGCTGAACGTCCTGCTCAACAACACGGCCGCCCAGGGCTCGTGGGACATGGACGCGCTGAAGAATCTGTTTGGCGACGAGAAGGTGACGCTGGAGGGCTCGGGCTTCGACATCGGCGACATGTACGACATGTTCGGCGACACGGCCATCAACGAGCGGGCCGCCGACCTGGAGGAGTTCGCCACCAAGCTGGCGGCCTTGTCGGACAGCTACGACAAGGTGAGCGAGCACAACGCCGCCAAGCTCGACGGCGAGTTCTACTGCGTGCTGGTGTTCCCGAGCAGGGCCAAGATGCTGCGACTGTTCAAGCACCTGGGGGTGCGCGACAGCCGGTATCAGAACGGGGTGTTCTTCGCTGAGAAAGCCGGCCTGGACCTGGGCGGCGAAGACTAGCGGGTCAGCAGGATGCGCGGCCGCCAGAACGCCGGCTGCGGACGCCCCAGGAACGGCAGCGGCTCGCTGAACCGCTCCGGGTAACTCAGCGCCCAGCGGTAGCCGTCCTCGCCGTCACTGAAGCATCCCACGATCTCCACCTGACCCAGGATCACGCCACGCGGCAGGTGCGCGTACTCGGGGTCGTCCAGCGTTTTGGCCGCATAGAGGTACACCAGCCCACGCACATTGCAGGGCTGGCTGCGGTACTCAAAGCGCTTGGCCCCAGCCAGGATGTTCTCCAGGTGGGGCTGTCTGATGCTCAGGGCCAGGTTGGTGTGGATCATGGGATGAGCCAGCAAAGGTACCCATAGGATAGCCAAGGTGCTACCGGCTGGCAACTGTTGGGGTTTCCAGGCTACCCCAAGGGGCTCGGCAGCACGGGTGTTCATGGGGTAGCATGGACAACAGTTTGTTGACGCTATAAACAGCCATGACCACCCCTGCCAAGCCCAAGCATCCGGGCGGCCGCCCGCCCTTCGAGCCCACGGACCAGCACCGCAATATCGTGCGCATGCTGGCCGGATTCGGCATCCCGGTGGACGGTATCGCGCAGCAGATCAAGGGCAAGGACGGCAAGCACATCAGCGACGAGACCCTGCGCAAGTATTTTTCTGAGGAGCTGGCCAGCGGCGTGCACGAGGCCAACGCCAAGGTGGCCGGCTCACTGTTCAAGGCCGCCACCCAGGACAACCAAGTCGGCGCCATGATCTTCTGGCTGAAGACCCGCGCCCGCTGGCGCGAGACCCCGCAGGAGGTGGCCTTCACCGATCCTGACGGCAACCCGGTCAAGCCGCCCACCCTGGCGGACTTCTACACCCTGATGGCCAACAAACCCCAGGGCGAGTGAACCTCACGGTCATTCCCCACATCCGGGACGTGCTGCTGCGGCCGGCTCGGTACAAGGTGCTGCACGGCGGACGCGGATCGGCCAAGTCGTGGGGGGTCGCCGAGACCTTGGTGCACTTCGCCGCCCGCATGAGTGTGCGGGTGCTGTGTGCCCGTGAACTGCAAACCAGCATCGCCGACTCGGTGCATCGACTGTTGCAGGACCAGATTCAACGCGCCGGCCTGCTGCCGTTCTTCAACATTACGGGCGCGGCCATCACCTGCCCGTCTACGGGCTCGCTGTTCATCTTCAAGGGCCTGCGCCACAACAGCGCCGAGATCAAGTCGATGGAAGGCATCGACATCTGCTGGGTCGAGGAGGCGCAACGGGTGAGCGAGGCCTCCTGGGAAGTCCTGATACCGACGATCCGCAAGGAGGGCGCGGAAATCTGGGTGACCTTCAACCCGGACAGCGTGGACGACCCGACCTACAAGCGGTTCGTGGCCGAGAGCCCGCCGTCGTCCATCGTGCAGCAGGTCAACTACGACCAGAACCCGCACTTTCCCGACACCCTGCGCATGGAGATGGAATATCTCAAGCGGGTGGACTTTGAGGCTTACGAGCATGTGTGGCTCGGCAAGCCCAAGGCGAAGACCAAGGCCCAGGTGCTGTCGGGCAAGTGGCGCGTGGACCGCTTTGAGGCGCCGGCCAACGTGTCGCGCTTTTTCTACGGCGCGGATTGGGGCTTCGCGCAAGACCCGACCACGCTGATCCGCTGCTTCATCCAGGACCGCAAGTTGTTCATCGACCACGAGGCCTACGGCATCGGCGTGGAGCTGGACGAGCTGCCGGCGCTGTTCGACAGCGTGCCAGGAGCCCGGCAGAACCTCATCAAGGCGGACAACAGCCGGCCCGAGACCATCAACCACGTCGCCAAGCGGCGCTTCAACGTGGTGGGCGCGGCCAAATGGCCGGGCAGCGTCGAGGACGGCGTGACCTACCTGCGCAGCTTCGAGGAGATCGTCATCCACGAGCGCTGCACGCACACCATCGAGG